CAAGCTCGATGACCCGTGGCAGGGGCTAGGCTTGGGCGGCAACGACCAAGTGGGGCGAGCGCAACGGGATGCCGGGGGCAAGACCGACATCGTCACGCAGCGCGACCTCAACGAGTGATGGCCGCCCGATCCACCGAAAGCACACACCTTGACACCAAGCGTGTGACAACAGCACACAACCGCACATTTACAGAGTAAAACAAAAGGCCCGAATAATCCGTTGAGCGATTATGAGCCGCCTGCTCTAACCGTTGAGCTACACCCCCGAAGCAAGTTCTTCTCTATAAATTGAACCTCGTTAATCCTTTTTGACCCACTTTCCACCACGGTGGTGCTAATCACAAGTTGACACCATTTTGACACCACCCCATATTGAGTCGTTATGAATACCGAATCCTTCCGAGTTGAAGTCCCGAAGTTTGGCATGAGAGGCACCTGCTTTTGGCGCCGAGACCATTGGTGGTTGCGCTTCACGGCAGACAAGAAGATCAAGCGCGCGTCCCTCAAGACCACCGATGCCAAGATTGCCAAAGCGAAAGCCATTTCCTACCTCACTATTCTCGGGGATCAGGGCATGGCCAAGCTCAAAGAGACAGCCAACATGCGCGACAGCGCCCCGACCATTGGCCAGATCATTGACCACTACGCCACCGTCACCGACTGCACCACCCACAAGAAGAACACCAATGCCCTCATGCGCGTCATCGCTCGGGCCAAAGGCTGGACGACAGCCGGCGCCCGCGCCATGACCGACGTGGAGAAGGCCAAGGTGATGGCCGTCCGGTCCACCGAACTGACCGCCCAGCTCGCCGTGGACTACCAGCGGGCCGACAAGAACGCCATCTACACCAAGGGCACCACACTGGCCGGCGCCAAAGCCGTCTTCGCTCGCACCAAGGATTGGGTCGGCTTCCCGCTGCCCGACATCTCTGGCTTCCTCACGGCATCCAAGGAGGCCAAGCAGAAATACAACCCCAACAGCTTCCAGCACATCCCCAAGGACACGCTCGCCACCATGGAGCGGGAGAGCCGCGCCGACGAGACCCGACGCCGCGCCTTCATCTGCTGCCGGTATCTCGGCATGACGCCCAAGGAAGTTAGCTATGCCCGCAAGGGATGGATCGAAGACCGCCCGCAAGGCAAGACCATGTGTGTGCGAGAGCGTCCCGATGAGGGTTTCTCCCTAAAGACCGGCGGGGCGCGTGAGCGGGATATTGTCATCGCACCATGGATGGCCGATGCCCTGCTCAAAGCCGACGACTACTTGATTCCGCTGCCCACACCGAACCTTCGCTACAACTACATCCTGCGCGTGTTCAACCTCTGGCTTCGCACCCTAATCCCCGACCGCAAGGGGGCGGCCTACGAATTACGCAAGCAAGCAGGGTCCGACTGGCTGGAGGCCACCGGCCAGATCAGCCAAGTGCAACACCTTCTCGGGCACAGCACCCCGACAACAACAAGCCGCTGGTATGCGACATGGCAACGCGCCGTGGTCATGCCGCCGGCATTCCAACAAGAACCAACAATATGAAAGACACATCAATGTCAACGGGGCGCTGGCGCCTCACCGCAGACGAACTGCCGCCGCCATGCGTCCCGCTAATCATTGCGTGGAAAAAGGGCAAGCGCATGATGATTGACCATGACGCGGCATACGATCCCAAGGGAAAGTTGAAGCGCGAGAACTGGTCGCGCCCCGGCGATGTTGATTTTTTTCCGTGGGTGTATGTTTACGGCCAAGCAAAATACACCGCCAAAGGATGGGCCTTTGAATCTGGATACAAAGAACCAGCGATGGACGTGGACATCGACGAGCCGCCCTTGATGTGGACGTTTTACCCAGAGTTACCAATATGAAACTGCTAACCCTAACACTCGCCGCCGCCATGGTGATGGCCGCCACGGGCTGCGAAACGGACAACACTGCCTACGAGACGGTCCTCGCCCGCAACCTTGAGAAATACAAGAAACCGTTCAAGCCAGTGTTCCAACCGGGGACCGACATGATGGGGGGCGCCCCATCGACTGTCGTGTTTCAAGATGCTCCTGCGCCCGTTCAACAGCAGGCGCCAGCCCCGGTCATCGTGACGGGGCCGGGATCGCCACCGATCACCACGGCAAGCCAAGTTGGTGGCACAACGGTGATCTCCACCATCGGCAGTCGCGCACCGATTGGCGCGCCTGTTTACAGTCCGCCGGCATACGGCTACTATGGCTACTGACTTTGTCCAAAGTGTGTCTCCTAACCACTAGGACGAGTCCCGCGAGTGCGGGGCTGGGCCGCTCTGGGAAACCGGGGCGGCCCTAATTTTGTGGCGCGGGGACGGTCTCGGGGAGGAACGACTGCGGCTGCATGCCGGTCGGCATCTGCTGGCCGATGCCCATGATGAACTGACCATAAAGCGAGCGCTGTGCGGGCGTGAGATTACCAACACTATGGCCAAACAGTCCGGCCTTCACGGCGGCGTTCACGTCCTTCACATCTTTGACAAAGAGATCCACCTTCGTTTGGTCGGGAACCGAAGCGTATTGCGGCAGGGCCAGCCTATTGTAATAGATCCCCATGGTCATGTTGCCGAGGTAGTAGCGGTAGGCCGCCATCTGCTCGTTGGTCAGCTCGATTTGCTGCCCATTGATCGCCACCTTATTGCTCTTGATTTTGGCCGGCAGCATCTTCGTCTCGCCGGTGACGGACATGATTCGCTCCAGCTCTTGGAACGCGGGGTCGCCCTTGTATTTCGTGAAGCGGGCGGGGTTGATGAAGACGTTGAAGAACGAGTTGCCACCGTATCCGTAGCGCTCGACCGCTTGCCCGAGGATGTCGTAGCGCGGAGGGAAGCTGGTTGACACGCCGGGGAGCTGTGACCCGATGTTCATAAACATGCGCTTCATGTCTGCCGTTAGCGTTGGTCCCGTTGCGTTGCGGTATTCGCGCACAATGTTGTCGTTGTATTGTGAAACCTGCCTGACGATCTGCGGGACAAACATCGACGGCATGCCAAGTGCCGTATCGTAGATGGCCGAGATCGGCTCGCCGCTGTTAGACCACTCACGATTGAAGGAGGCAAAGCCTTGGAGTAGCGGTTCTTCTTTAAGAGACTTGGCTCCAGCCAGCATACTAAGGGCGAGCCAGCCCGCGCGTTCGCCGGGGCGCCCGCCTTTGGTTGCTTCGCGCTGGGCTGCGTCTTCCTGCTTCCCATACTCAGCACCAGCGGCCAGCACGATGGACATAGGCTGCGCCCAGTTGTAGTCCATGAGCGTGTCGCCATAAATTGCGGGGTATGGATTAGTCCAGTCGCCAGTCAACATGCGCCGGCGAAGCTGCGTCAGGTTGATCTGGTATGCCCCAAGCCCCGAGGCTTGCCGCATTTGCTCTAGCTTCTCATCCTCCTCGCGGCTGGCCGTAATCACGCCCATCTTGTAAAGATAAAGTCCAGTCATCCACATGCCGGTGCCGACTGTCGCTTGAGAGAATGCCTTGTTAAACTCTGCGCGGTCGAACCTTCCAGTCTGCGCCATCCCGTTGGCGTAGAGGATGCCCTTGGTTCCGCTGTAGATGTTGCGGATAAACCCGAGGGGCGACCAGTCAACGAACCCTTTCTCCACGATGGAGCCGGGGACTTGGGCGAACGGAACAATGGCCGTGCCAAGGCCAAACTCTTTGTTGCGGTTGAGCGTGCGGCGAAGGTCGGCGATGAGTTTGCTGGTGAAGTTCGGATTCTGATAAATGGCATACATGGCATCCGCCTGTGCCGCCTCAACCATTTCGGGCGTGGGCTGGCCGGTCCATTCGCCGTTCTTCTTGGCCGCAGCTTCCATCTGCGAGAGGCGCGACCTGTATTCCGCCATCCAGAAGGCGCGGTCAGCGGTGCCGAGGGCGACAGACAGCGTGGACTCCAACATCTGCATGGCACGACCGCTGAACAGTTGCCGGTTCACATCCTTCACATCGCCAAACTCCCACTTGTTTTGCGTGGTGAGCTTGGACATGACGCGCAGATGGCTAAGTCCGGCCATGAGTTCGCTTTTGCGTTCGCTTGGGGTGTTGGACGTGTTTTGTTTGGCCGCCCACTTCCACCCCTTCATAAAGTCTTTGGCAGGCGTGAGCATGGCTGAGATGCGCTTGCCGCCGGATGCGGTGTAGATCAGTCCCGCACCCGCACCGATGGCCGCGCCGGCCGTGGTGCCAATGATTGGAACGATTGATCCGATGGCTGCACCCGTGGCAGCGCCAGCCGCCGTGCGACCAGCCGCGCCCATGAGGCCGATGCCCGAGGCGGTAGTCCGCCTTCCGCCATCAAATAGCCCGAGCGTTGGGTCGGCGACCATGTTGATGAAAGCGTCCCGCCCGATGTTGGCGACGAACTGAATGACGTTGCCGCCGATGTTTCTGATCCACGTCTTGGGGGCGAACAGCATGGAGAGGTAGGCCACGGCGCGCGTCTGCGCCCAGATGTCTTGCGGCACGATGCTCATGGCCCGCTCATACATCTTGGCGGTTAGCACTGTCTTCACATCTTCGTCTGTGGTCGCTTGGATCTGTTCGCGGTAACGGTTCAGCTCGGCCGCAAGTTCTGGAGTCATGGCAGGCACGCCAAAGATCGAAGCCACCTTCGACATGTATTGCGAGTCGGTTAGGTTGCCCGCCTTCAAGTCGGCTTGCAGTTGGTTAAATATCTTCAGCGCCTCGCCCGTCGCCGGTTTGCGGGGGGCAATAAGCTGCGCGCGGACTTGGTCGAGGGCCTTGTAAAATTGGTTGGCTACGGAGGAAGCAATGGATTCCGCCTCGCCCTTGGAAAGTCCGGCTTCTTGCAGGATCTTGGCGATCTGTGGCTTGGCCGCTTCTTTCACGCTTGGACCGGTCAACACGTCGCGGATGGCCACCATGACCTGTTCGCCCTGCTGCACGGATTCAACGCGCCGACTGATCCTTAGACCGATGCGCTCGCCGCCGAACTGCCCTTCTTTTAAGACAGAGTTGGCAATGTCGGTCTTGGCTTGAGCCACCGTTGCACCAATTTGATCCACCACGGACTGTGCTTTCTTCAATGCCTCTTGCCGCTCGGGCGGCAGGGTGTTGATGTAGTCCTCGATCATGCGGTTGGCATACATGACGATACCTTCCGGTGTCATCATGCCGATGATCTTGAGGTGGGCGATGGCGGCGCCCATGGTCTGGCCCTTGCGGCTTACCGTTTTCAGCACCGTGGCCTGCCCGTTGTAGTCCTGCATGGCTCCGAGGCGGCCGGCCAATTCCACGGCGATGGAAATTTCCACCGGCGTCATGGCGCGGCGGTCGTCGGTCAACGCGATCTCGGCCATGAGCTGCCGCGCGGCGTCTAGCCCGTAGTCATTGATCCACGCCTTGGCGGCATCAATGGAGTCCTTAAACCTCTGCACATCATAGACGCTGCCCATGAGGCTTTGCGTCTGCTCGGGGACGTTGGGCATCTCGCTCGCCCTCTCCTCAAATTGGCGGGGACGTTGCTCGGGATTGGTGTTGGCTGGGGCAGGGGATGGCGGCGGCGGGACCGCCCCTTGTGCTGGCTGCGGCTGCGTGGGCTGCGCTGCTGGCGCCGGTTGCGGCACCGCCGTCGCGGGGGCGGGTCCGCCAGCGGCGGCATTGGCGGCAATGTTTTGCTGCGTGGCCCGAGCCATGTTCGGCGCGCGCCCCATCGGCCGTGCGGGAATAGAAATTGTTTGGCCGCCCAGCTCTACGTTGACATCGCCGGCCCGAAGCTGCTCCTCGGGGATGATAGCGGCGTTGCCCAGCGGGAGTTCTCGGGCGCGCTCAAGCCTTGTGCCGACCGCAATGTCAACGCCGCCCATGACGGAGTCGGCCGCCGTCTCGGCAATGATGCTTCGACCGCTGGTGATCTGTCCGTCTTGCGCGATCTGTTTGCTGGCTTCTCCCGCTCCACCCATGAACGACTGAACCGCCGTTTCAACAGCCCCGGCAGCGAGGCGGCCGGCGAGCTTCGTGCCCTGTCGCCCAAGAAGTTTTCCGGCCAGCAATGCGCTGCCCACATCAAAGGTGGCGACGGGCACGGCACCCTTCTCGGCAAACTCCCGAGCCAAGGCCATGCGCTCGGGGTCTTGTAGTCCTTCGGTCAGTGCCTGCGGGTCACTGATGTCGATGCCCGCGCGCTGAAAAGAATCCAAGATGCCGCTGCTCATTTCCATCGAGTAGCTGGCCAGCCCCACGGCATTGGCGTATCCCGCCCGCGCACCAATCAGTGCCCCCTTGGGGCCACCGACAAGGGCGCCGGCGCCCGTCCACAAGACCGCCGGGGCCACGCCCTTGTTAAGCATCTGGCGAGTAAAGCCAGCCATGGATTCGCCGATCAGCTCGCCAAAAACTCCGACCGGATTGTAGCTGAACGCCTTCCAGCTTTCCATCGGCGGGCGATTGTCGTCCATCGTAATGGAGTAAGCCTGCGACGGTGGCAGCTTTTGGATTTCTTGCTGGTAAGCAACGACGGCCTCGGGGTTGGGCTGCTCTGCGTCCATTTCCATGGCCATGCCTGCGCTGGCCCACCCACGTTGAAAGGCGTTCCATGTGCTGGCGATGTTGTTGCCACGGATGAGGTTGAGGGCCGGGGCGCCTTCGGGGGTTGCCCCCTCGTCGGGCGCCAAGAGAAATGCGTCGATGGCTGTTTGCGGCGTGAACGACTGATCTTGCCCGACAGCTCCCCCACCACCGCCACCAGAAGGTGATGCGCCAATGCCAGCGGGGGGCATGTCGCTGGTAAGAAAACTCGTAACTTCTTCGTCCGCGTAAAGCGGTTGCTGGTTTGCGTCCAGCATCCCCTCTGCCGCTGCTGTATCGTCTGGCTCGCTGCCATCGCTAAACATAGGCAGTTCTTCAGGCGGCAAGTTTCCCGCCACGGGGTCTGCTGCGGTAGGCGGCGGCAGGGAGGACCCTGACACCGGCGGAAGCGGCGCGTCCTCCCTTTCTGGAGCGATGTCTAGCTCTGCATCGGGAAGTGACTTGTCCCACTGAGACTTGGCAGATTCAGAAGCGATCTGCATTTGCTCGCGCTGGTAGGCGTCATTGTCGGCATCACTGACGCCGAGGAACCTTTGAACGTCTTTGTCCACGATTGGTTATCGGGGGATCTGGAAGCCGGATTGTTTGATTGCTGCTTCGGCCTCGGGAACAGTTAGCTCGCCACGCATAAGGGCCGCACGAATATCGTAGGCGTTTGAAAAAGTAAGGCTTTGCCCCTCCGATGTTTTCATGGTGAACGGCTTTTGCGTCGGCGCCGCGCTAGGTGCTGGCGCTACCTGTCCTTGCTGTGCCGCCGCGGCTGCGCGGGCGGCATCGTTGTTCATGCCAACTGTGGGTTGCTGTCCGCCCAACCATCCTCCGCCCATTGCCGCGTATCCCTTCGGTGTGTCCATTCGGTTGGTGTTGGTCAGGTCTGCCGTTCGTCCTTGGCCAAGATACTGCTGATACCCGTCTGTGGTTTGCAGGATTTCGGGGTTAATGCGCTCCATAATTTCGCCCCTCGCGTTGCGGCCCACCTCATACACGGCGCCGGTTACTTCGTTGGTGGCCGTATTGTATTTCGTTACGCTTGTTGGCTCCTTGTAGCCAAAGACAGTTTCAAGTTGTCGGGTGTTGAACGTCTTAATCATGGCCCTCGCGCTCGCCAACTCTTGGTCTGATGGAGCATACCCCGGCTCCTTCCCCATCATGCGGAAGATGTCGTTTTCGTTTATCAGCATCTTGCCAGCTTGATCGGCTGGCGGAATAGTTGGGATTGAGTTTGTCATTTTACAACGAAGCCCTCTTTGTTTGCGGGATTAACGGCCTGCGCCGGCATCGCCATCTGCCAGTTGCCCGCCCCATCAAAGAACCCGCTGCGACCGGCGAGCATCGACTTGCGGCCAAAGTCTAGCTCTGCCAGATACGGGGCGATGTAGGCGTTGGCCGAGGCAAAGTCCTTTTTCTGAACAAAGTCCTGAACGGTAGCGTTAAGCTCCGGTGACAGCATGTTCTTGCTGGTGAGGAAGTTATACATCCCCTCAAAGGTGCGCTTCTGGTTTTTGTTTTCCTTTGAGGATTCTCCATAGATTCCGCCGATAGTAGCCAAGGCCCCGCCGATATTGTTGCCAAGCTGGTTATACATATTGGCCTGCGTGTTGGCTGATGCGATCTGGCCGGCGGCGGTGATCTCTCCGCTGCGGTCAGCGACTTGCGGTGAATAGCTAAACATGGTGTTGTTCTCCTTCTCTTTTGGTGGTTAAGCCGCTACGCGGCCGTCGATGATTCGTGTTATTGGCCGGCCGGACACGTCCTGCGACCGATGCTCAAAGCCCTGCGCTGAGTTGGCGTGATCTTCGTAGGGAAGATGCGCCGAGATGTTGTTGACCTGCGCGTTCAGCTTGGGGCACCAGACCGTGTCGGTCTCGGCACGACTGATGCAGCGTGTGCAGACATGCGGGTAGTCGGCGTTGCGCGACTTGTCGGCGAGGTGGCTCCAAGATCCGGTGTCGTCCCGGCCGTAGCGTGTCTCATCATTTGGGATGCCTTCTGCCTCTAAATATCGCCAGACATCCTCATCGCTCCAGTCCCGCATGAGGTAGAGCTGCGTTGGTGCGTCAGCGATGCGTTGAGCGTCAACCGACAAGGGGAGCAGCCCCTTGATCGGGTCAACATCGGCCGACTTCTGGCCGTGGAAGCAGGCGTCCCAAGGCCAAGCAAAGGCGCCCAGAGGACGCTGCAAGGCGTCCAGACCGCAGCGCCATGGCTTGCCATCAACCGGGGGCTGCGAGCCTATCGAGATGATGAGCGCCGTCTGCTGCCCCCATTGCTGATATTTTAAGAAGTCGATCTGATGCTTGCCGTCCGGCGATGTCCCGTCAGTCAGGGCGACTCGGCTGGGCGGGTAATCATGCACGTCGAGATCCCATGCACGGGTCAGTGCGTCCGCCAGTTCATAACGGTCACGGAACCAAGGGTCGCGGTATTGCACGCATGGCAGCTTCACGCCGACCTTGTGCAGCAGAATATGCAGCATGGCGTTGCTGTCCTTGCCGCCGCTCCATAGCACGCACGGGGCGCTGAACTCATTGAGCCAGCGTTCCGCCTTGCGGCAAGTGTCTGCGACAAGTTTGTCCATATTAGAGTGCCAACCCGACTCCGGTGAGGGCACCGCCGCCGATCCCGCCAAACATCCCCATCATGCCCGCGTTCTGCGAGGCACCGGCCTGCATTGCTGCGGCCTGCATGGCGGCGTTATTGTTGAGGATGGCGTTGCGGTTTGAAGCGGCCATGTTGGTATTGAAGCTGGCCACGTTGCCGCTTTGCGTCAGCGAGTTGCCAAAGATGCTGCCGACCTGTCCGGTGGTGTTCGACAGGGTGTTGGTTCCCAACTGAAACGCCGGACCAATCGACTGCCGGAACGGATCAAGCTCGGTATAAGCACCAGCTAATCCAACCCGCCGCTGCCTGCGCGCAAGATCCATCTGGTTCACATTCGCAGCAAACCCCCGGCGAGCATCCTGACGCGCGGTGCCATAGGCATCACGATTGAGGATTTCAGCCGCGCTGCTACCCATCGACGTGCCAAGCCCGCGAGCCGCAAAGGCCGCGCGTGCCGACTGCGAGGCTTCGCGCTGCTGCTCCGGTGAGAGCGACCGGCCGAGCGCGAGTTCAGCTTCCGCATCACGCTGGAGCTGCGCCTCAATGGCATTAGGCGCGGACGCCGCTTGCAGCTCCTCACCGATGACGCCGCGCGTGCGCTGGAGGTATTCATTGTTGAGGCGACTGGCGAGCTGGTCGGCGGTGCCGAACTGCATGCGGATATACTCAGGGTATAGCCTTTTGATTGCAGCTTCTTCTTCGCGGGTTTGCGCTTGCGCCACGCGAATGCTCGCGGCGGCCATCTTGTCGTAATCAATCGGCGCCGGTGCGGCTGGCACTGGTTGCGGCGCGGGTGCGCTTGGTCCTTTTCCTCCCATATTATTGTCCTCTTGTTTTGCTAATTAGTTTGTTCCAATCGTATACTCGCGGCTCAAAGCTGCCCCTACGGCACCATGCCGCGTATTGCTGCGGATGCGGTGCCACGCGCAGACACTCCCGCACAGGGTTTGTGCCAGCAACGCCAGCAGCCAGAGTGACGAACCAACAATTTGGCTCGCCGCTTTCAAAGCACTTCTCCTCCGCGTTCCACCGCAACTCGCTGGCCAGCAGAAACACTTCCGGTGTGGCGTGGACTAAGCCGGACGACAGATGCTCGCCGACAAGCTCCCAGAAGTCTTGTGTTGAGTGCTCGTCCCACCAGTGTTTTGCCTTTTGCCATGGGGTCATCGGTTAGAACTTGATGCAATACAGCAGGGCAATGTTCGCGGGGCGTGTTTCGTCGCCGCCAGTTGCAAGCGTTGCGAAGCTGTCACTGTTTCCGCTAGTTCCTTCTTGCGGGCGACCACTGTTCCCGATCGCTCCGTTCACATAGGAGTTGACCAGATGCGTGTGGCTTTTGAGCTGATCCTGTTGCACGGCAGCAAACGTCCCGCTGTAAGCCGTACCACTGATTGTTTGTGATCCGCTGCCGCGCACAAAGATGCCGCGCAGATCGGGCAGGGCAAAAGTCGTGCTGCCGTCACCGGCTCCGTAGGTCGTGCTGATGGCGGCAAAGAGTGCCGCGTAGGTGCTGCGGCTTACTGCGGTGCCGTCTGCCGCTAACCATCCAGCCGGTGCGCTGTTCATGGCGAAGGCCTGCACGGCGCCCGCGGGCAAGAGTGCTTGCTGAACAGCGGTGACGAGCTTGGCTAAAGTTACGTTGCCGTCCAAAATCTTCGCGGTCGTGACCTCATTGTCAGCGACAACGACAGTCGGCGCGGCGGCCGTGTTGAGTTTGGCGGGGGTGACGGTTTCGCCACTGACCCAGTTGTAAGATGCGGTTACGGTTGCCATGATTTTGTTCCTTAGTTGTTAAGCTGCGTTCCTTGTCTCAGTCGGCGGATTGCTCGGCCCTGCGGCTTCGATGCTGACGTTGCGGATCTCCGGCCGGTTGGCCGTGGTTAGAAACTCCAGTTCGCAGTAATGCGCTTTTTGCCGGATGGGCTGCTTGAGCGTGTAGTCTTCGGCCAAGCCGGACGTGTTGGTCTGCCCCGGCACCAGCGTTATGGTGGCGTCAGGGTTAATCGTGATCGCCTTGACCGTCACCGAGCCGGTGTTGGGCAAGACGACATCGGCGAGGCTGCGGACGAAGCGTTTGGTGCTCATGCTGCCCATACCGTAGCGGCGTGTGACGATGCGTCCGGGGACCGGCGTGATGACATCGGCCTGCACGTCGGGCGACTGGTCGCCTTCCTCGATCTCGTCGAGGAGCATGAGGCGTCCGGCCTTGTTGCTGACGAAGAGACGGCGCTCGTTGGCGCGGGTGGCGACTACGAAGTCATCCACGCCGAAGCCGTAGATGTCGCGGGTTTCCCACTGGTCGTTCAAGGCATTGTATAAAAACACGCCATTGTTGTTGTCGGCACCGGCCAGCGGGACCGCTAGATAGTAGCGGTTGCTATACCAGAGGCCGACCGAGTTCTTGAGCAGTGTTGCGTTGAGGTCGTCGAGCTGGTTGGCGATGGGGTCCGAGAGAGGCTTGGTGTCGCCGCGCAATTTAAGGTCAAGGCGGCTGTCGAGGCGGTAGACACCGGAGTCACTGAGAAAATAGACAAACTGCCCTGCCGTGGCGATGGAGCGGCGGGCCGCGCAGCCGACCTCATCGGTGAGGAGTGTGAGCTTACTGAGAGCGGTGTCGATGGCCGTGCTGGCGCCGTCCACGCTGGCGAACTGATTGACCTCCGCGAGCCAGATGGACTTTCTACAAAAGACGAGGAAGCTGTTCTCCACCCACGGATGGACCGCAACTACGAAGTCATTGCTGCCCGCACCGGCGCGGAAGGAGGCCCAGTAAGGATCGTAGCTATTCGCGTCCAAGATATCGCTGATGAGCACGTTGTTTTTGCCGTCAGGAAGGACGAGGCGGTTGTTGACGTAGGTGCCCCACGGCGTCGAACGCATAGTCTTGAAGGTTGCCGACATTCCGGTGGGCACGCCTGCGGGACTGCGGACAAAGGACGTTGCGATACCATCCCAGTATAAAGGTGCCTTTACTCGGCGGATGGTGCGGCCGCTCGTTGTGGCGTCGGTCGCGGTTCCGCTCGGCACGGTGATCGTGAAAGAGTTCGTTGAGACCGTGGCGATGTCGTATTCCACGCCGTCGAAGGCTGCGACATTGCTCCCCTCGATGCGCACGCGGGCACCGGCGGGAAATCCGTGGCCGGTCAGGTTGACGGTCGCCGTGGTGGACGCCACCGTGATGCCGCCGGTGGTCACGTTCTTGATCACCCAGCCCGGACGCGAGGCATCGGCTTCGCGGAAGAGGTAGAGGCGGTCGTTGGCCTGCACCATGCTGACCGTGTCTGTCGGCTCGATGATCTCGTCCGGCGATGTCGGGTAGCCCAGCTCTTGGGGCAAAACGCTGATCACGATCGTGTCGCCGTTCTCGTCTACGATCTCCTCGCTGCCCTGCGAGACGGCAGTGACCAGAAAGCCTCCGGCCCAGACACCGGCGAAGGATTGGTTGTCGTCAAGGAGGATGGTGTAAGCGCGGTCGCCGCCTGCCAGCACAACGATCTCCGCGCTCTGCACCTGATCGGGCGAGCGGTAGACGCTGGCCGCAAAGATGCCTCCCGAGTAGACGCTCTGCACGATTGGCGCGTTGGGCGCAGGGTTAAGCACAAAAGGAACCGTGAGCGGCGAGCTGGCCACGCTGATAGCATCCGCCATGCGCTTTGCACCCTTGCGCGTCACCGCCACCCCGCGATCCAGCCGCATGTTCTCCGAGAGCTGGAGCATGCCAGCGGGCAACGCGACCGGATTGATGCGCGAGGCATAACCAGCGAATCCGGCGTCACCGTCGCGGAGGATGGGGCTTTCTAGGGGCATTTAGATGTTAGCCCTCATACATGATGTTGACCGAACCGGCGTCGAATGTGTCGGTGCCGTTGACGGTTGTAAGGCGGATGCGGTCGAGGGTGTCGGAGAGGGTTTTTGTTCCGGCGCTTAACGCAACCGCCGTGGCGGCATCGGCGCGATTAAAGACGCCCGTTGCTATCCAAGTATTTCCAGAGTCAAACCGTGTTAGCGTAATAACGCCTGCTTGAATAACGGTGCTGGCCCCCGCTGAACCGATAATGAATCCCGATGTCCCAGCAGTTCCAGCGGGGCCAGTGTTGTCAACCAACATCCCCTTGGACACATAGCCCGTGTCCTCAATGCCTCCAGAATCACCCAGTTGGATAATGTAAGCACTCGTCCCGCTTGTACTAACCCCATTAAACATCACCGTCACGCGCTTCGCCCAAGACGGAATGCCGTTGCCGTTGGCCGGACTGAAGTCAACGCTGGTGCCGCTTGTGGTGTTTTGAGCGGTTGCAAGCGTTAGCGGCTGAGACAGCATCGTCGGCGTCACCTTCGCGCTACCAATCGCCGTCACCCCGGCATTGCTAATCGTCACGTCGCCAGTCACGGCAACCTTGGTCGCCACGTTGCTGCCGTTGCCGACAAGGATGTTGGCGCTGTCCAGTGCGGCGAGCTTACTGAAGGCAATCGCCGCGGCCGCATCAATGTCCGCATTGACCAGTCCGCCGCGCACCACAGAGGCAGCGACACGCTTGGTCAGTCCGCTCTGCTCGATGACGAACTCGTCGCCGGATGCGAGGGTTGTGGCTTGGGTTAGTTGTCCGATTGTTTTGGCCATTGGGTAGTTGAAAGTTGAGGGTTTAGAGTTGAGAGGTTTAGGAAATGTCCTTCCGGCTAGTCAGGACGTAGCTGACGGTCTTTGCGTTGTTGCGCTTCATCTCGGACTCAACGAGGGAGATGAAGGCGGGCCATTGCGCGGGCGGCAGTGTCTGGCATCCTTCGCTGTTGGTGCGGGTGATTCCGCCGCGATGGATATTGATGCCGAAGTGGCCGGTCTCTTCGTTGCCGCCGTCGCGCTGGACGGTGACTGCATCGCCCTGCACCAGAGCCTTGTAAGGGTTGCCGCTCCGAATGCCGTGCTTGCCCAGCTTGTAGCGGTAGACACCTGACTTGAGGGATGCGTAGCCCCTTCCGACCTTGGGGTTCTTTCCGCTGCGGGCCGGATCGACGTTGGCGTTGAAGGCGGCGTGGACATTGGGCGAAACAAGGATGATGGCATCGTCATAGATGCCTCGGTCGTTCTTGCCGGTCGCGCCCATGCTGTCGCGGTAGTAGCCACGAATGCCGACCAAGCACACCGGGTCGCTGACGTTGGCAGCCTTGAGCTGCTTCAGCGTCTCGTCGCGCTTTTGTTGTGGTCGGCTCTTGGGGATCACTTGGTCGGCTCTTTGACAGTCTTCGCGTCGAACGTGACGGTGGCCTGCTGCTTAATGAAATCGTAGCCGACCGTCACGCAGCCGCTGCCCAAGAGGGCGAACCCGGTGAGTAGGATGAGGGCGGCGATGGCTTTGATGGTTTTGCTTTTCATCGGCGTGACGGAGTTGGCAGTTGGCAGTTGGCAGTTGGCAGACTGAAGACTGAATCACTCGCGTGTTAGAGGCGGGCGGTCGAATCCTTCGCTACAATTAGTCCCCAGCCCGCGAGTAGACTTGCGGCGACGAGGCCGATGTCCGGCACTT